AACGGAAAAGGCACATACGCTTATATTCTTAATGAAGAGGAAATATCATAATACAATAAAACTTATTCTTGTCTAATGTTCAGCAATGAACATGAGAGCAAAAAAGAATCCTACTCCTATTAGATATGTTATTTTATGCACTATACTATAACCTCATCTTAGGTAATTCCTTTATAACGTAATATACCATGCCATCCTCTGCCCCAGTAATCTACACTATGATTAACAATTCTAGCTGGCGTAGAACCACAATTAACATCTTTACCACCACCTATATACATTTGTGTGTGTCTTTCTATATTTAGAAGAATATCTCCACGCAATAATTGGTTAGATTCCCAGCGTGTTCCAGGTATCCACTCCCATCCAGCGGCAGTAAAACCTGCAATCATATCACCTGTGTATGTTGCATTAATGTCTACACCTACAGCATAATAACTTGTTATAACAAAAGAGCTACAATCAAAACTTAAACCACTAGGATTTTTTAGATTTCTGTTTGATTGTGAATAAGTGATATAATTATTAGTTGCTTTATCTATAGCCCATTGTACAGCCTTTTCAACAGCTTCTACAGGGGCTACCCCTGCACCACCACCTCCGCCAGCAAGTATACCAAAAATATCTTGAATTACACCTATTATGTCAAAATCTATAACGTTCAAATCCTGAAAATCTGTACAGTTTATCCATATTTGTTTAGGAATATAGAATAATTCTACACGTTGTACCTCAACATCATTTCCTGATTCATCTTTTATTTTAACTTTAGCAGTGCGGTATGAGGTGTCATCGTTAAAATATGTCCAACCATCACCTTGTTTATTACCCATATAAAATACATCAGTTGCTTCTTTTGAACCTTGTATGAATTTTTTAGCTGTAATAAAATTAAGACTCATTAGTTTACCATCCGCATAATATCTCTAAACCAATTTTTTAATTTCATATTTTCATATCTTACACATCCACTTTGATAAGCATCAATAAGATTTCCAAGTAAGGTTAATTTTTTAGCTTTTTGCATTAGTAAAATATTAGGTTTATGGTCATTTGTAGTGGCTGAATATTTATGCGGATATTGCATATCAACATCTGAACTTACATAATATAACCATTGTATAGGGTCAAACCATATACCAATCCAGGTATCATTATAACGTAGTGTAAGATAATACTCACATTTATGATTCTTCTTTTCGATGAAGTCCGTATTATCAAGTAACCATTCATTATCATACGCATATTCACTATATTCTGAACCATCGATAATTTGACCGAATCGTGTTTGTTTCTTTATCTGTGATAGAGCTTCATTTTTAGTGAACTCCACTAGAATATCTTTTGAAGACCCGAATCTTTGTATATCACCATTTATAGGTTTATTAAGATGGAAGTAATCAAAGTAAGGATTAGTGATTGAAACGGCATTGGATAGGAACAATACTAAAACATCTCTACCCCTAGCGATTGTCTCGTAAAGGTCTAGGAATTTCCTCACTTCATCTTTAAGGTAATGATAAGTACCGCTAGCATCTATAATAAATTCATCAAAAATAATAATGTCAACATCTGGAAACGCATCAGATTTTAAGATTGAAGCGGTTGATAAAGGTTGTGCATATCCCATAATCTTATCACCACAATATAGCGTATTGCTTTCAGCTTTTAGAATATCACATGGAAACTCATTTTTAACTGCGTTAAACAGTCTACCATTCCTCATTATTGTTAATTTTTCAAGCTCACTTTTAAGTCTGCGAACGTACACGAATTGTGAGTTTATACCAAGTTTTTGTTTATCTTTGAAGTTTTGAATACAATATTTTAGAGCACCATAAGTTTTTCCAACCCCACGCATACCAATAATAAAGTTGAATAAACAATTATAACTTAATGTTCTTTTTATGTCCCAGTAAAGATTATTCATAAATAATTATAGCGGGGCTAGTGATTTTAACAAAAGCCCCGCTCCGAGTTATAGCCGCCACCTTTCAAGGTTAACACAGATTTTGCAACTATCCACCGAATCAGCGGTACTATCTTTCAAGCATGCAACCCGCCGTATTACGAATTAACTTACTTAAAAGGCGCTGCGCTTAATGGTAGTTTATCTTATGATAATGAATCTGTCAAGGGTGAGGTACCATTGTTATAAATATTTCCAATATAAGGTGTGTAATATTTTGAATTTACATTAAAACAGATACCATTTAGATAGATTGTTGCATTTTCGTAGCTGTCATCAAGATAAAGTTCTCCATTAGTATTAACATGCAATGGTTTAATTAGAAATGAATTATTTTCTTCTATACAAATAGGAATACAAATTTCACTTTCAGGATAAAATTGCTCACTTGAAAGTTTAATTAAAGGGTCAAGTGCCATATAATCATTTACTACAACATTATCACACAGCATTACAACATTATTTAATGTTAGGATATTACATTTATTTTCAGCAGTTCCACTTGAATCTAACGTATATTCACCAATATCTCCAATAACAGTATATGGCATTATTCAACTTCTTTCTTATTAAGGTACTTAGTTACGAACTCACCAATTGTTGGATTTATGATTCCCACGTTTTCTATGACGCTTATTACTTCCATCATGATTATGAACCCACACGTAATATCAAAAAGGGGGAACTCAAAGTTAAGATGGAATTTAGGGTCATAAAGCGCAACCTGTAAAACAATCACCAAGGATAGAATGAGAATATATCCGAATTTATGCCATAACCCCTCACGTAGTGCAGACGTTGTAAAATCTTTCTTATGAATATGGGCTGCTATACCACTTAAAATATCAAAGAGCATCATCACCATCGTAACGATAAAGAACGTAAAGTTTTCATAAAACACTGTTTGAAAAGCTGTGAAAAGATTGAAGATTTCGTTTTCCATATTATTTCCTTTCAATAGTTACTTTGTATTCGTCATTTTCAAGGGTTGAAGCAGTAATATGTTCTGTCGATTGTTCATTAGGGTTAGCATATTTATTCCAATTCTCTTTAGTGAGATAAGCATGATTTAAATCAAGTTTACCATTATACCCGTCTACATACCCATTATTTGAGTATTGCCAACATGCTACTAGCCCGTTTGTTTTGTCGTGATTACCAGGATTACTATTAAGTGTAGTTTGCTTATTAGAGGGGTATTGAGCAATCCATCTTGCACAATTCTTTTCTACTCCACCCTTATTGAAGCGCCACGGATTACCGTATATCCAACACCAAACACCTGTTTTTTCGTATACCCTATTTACGAATTTATTTACCCATTCTACACTTTGGTCATATTCCCAGTCTAAAACAGGAATACCTTTATAAAAGTAACCCTTACAATTTTTGATGAAAAAGTCTGCTTCTTTTATGGGGTCATTATTTCTACCAAAATGATAGAACCCGAAAAGTCTATCACTTTTAATAGTTGCCTGAACTTGTTTATCACATGAGGGGCTAACATAGGTTAACCCCTCTGTAGCTTTAACGATTATAAAATCAACAATAGATGAAAGTTTAGATATATCAATATCTTTTTGCCAATTTGAAATATCAATACCGTTTAACATGATTTTTCTTAGTTATAAGCTCCGCTTAGCCATGTAAGTTTACCACTAATTACTTGATATGGAATATTAGCAGTATTTGGATTTGCTTGAATCATAGCGCTAACGGTTCTAATGTAAGTACCAATTTGTCCACTACCACTTTGTGAGGCTCCCGCAAGCCTTAATCCAACACTATTATTACCATTTGAAATAGTGCCGTGAGCAAGTGGTGCAACATTATTATTTGGGATACCATCAATAGCGGAAATGGTATTCCCTGTAGTGGTAGTATTTTCTAGGATATAGGTGAACTCAACTCCATCATCAGTAATATCTTGCATAAGGTGAGCTTTTTTAGAAGTATCACCAGCAGTATAATTGATGGTTTGATACCATGATGGCCGTTTTACAGGTTCATATCCTCTAAGCACTCTTTCAATATTATTTCTTAGATGTCTATCACGTGCGTTAGCGTTTAGATGGAAGTTATTAGCTTCCAGCATATCTAGAGCATTAAACCAGGACATCATATTATAATAAACATAATTCTTAAAGGTTCGTTCAAGATTGACACAAACATTCATGTTCCAATACAAACCTTGCGCTAATGGTGAGTTTTCAGTGAATCCCCATGTGAAATTGATAAAATGATGGATAAGTGGAGGGGTAGTGAACTCACTATTGACTGCATTAAAGAATTTTTGCAGTGCAGTATATGACGTTGCTGAATCTACTGGATATGTCCATTGGTCATTAACACCGTAGATAAGTACAATATATTTTACCTTATCGGGGTCAATATTGCCCGAATCAATATCAGACTTGAAAGCTGTATATTGATTCATAATATTCGATTCACGAGTAGAACCCACGCAATAATTGTGAAGATTCAACCCTAGGTCGTTACCCATCTTTGTTACCCAGTCTGAATAATCACCAGCACCCCACGAGTCACCAAAAACCACTAGTTCTGTTTTATGAATATCTTCATCTAAAGCGGTGATTTGTGATTGTAGGTTTTCATCTGCTGCCGTACGATTCGTGATTTCAGCATTGATAGCAGTTTGTCGTTCTTGTGCTTCTGTCTGAATTGCGCTACTAAGCTCCGTTCTTAGAGCTGTATCAGCGTTTTCAAGCTCCGTTCTTAGAGCTGTATCAGCGTTTTCACGATTTGTAATTTCTTCTTCGAGTTTGAGTGAATTATCGTGTACTTCTTTGCGATATTGCTCAATTTGAGCATTATAATTACCAGTCAACATCCAAAATTCACTGTTGTTAATATCGATTCCTGGCGGTACAGTTTGTGCCGATGTATAACTATTTCCCTCATGCAGCACAATAGTTAGCGGTTCATATCCTCGTGAATTATCCCACTCAGGAGGATTTGCAAACAAGGGAACATATCTTGCGCCGATATATTCTCGTACGCCTGAATAATCGTCAAGAAATGGTGGTTGTGTTGGTTCATTAGCCATTGTTAGTTCCTTTCACAATAGAGCCGTGTTCTTTTTCAGCTCTTGTTTCTGGTGTCTGATTAACTAAATGAGTACTCGTTACATCCCATCTTAAAATGAGCCTACCATAAGTGTCAAGAGAAAAATTTGCACCAGTATCAAAGATAATATCATTCCATGATTTTGGAATATATGCTACAAAATGCCCATCTTGTGTTAATCCAAAAAATACTTGTTTAACAGTATAATTGAAAATATAATCTAGGTTATCTTTTATCCAATGCTCCACTTGCGCTTTATAATAATCGTCAAATCCTGATTCCTTGAATTTCTCAAATTCTTCTTGCAGCTCTTTAATAGCATCTTGCATATCAGCAAGTGTTGAATCTGAATCATTTACGATAGCAATAATCTCATTAAGTTTGCTTCCCATTTTACAAACTGCTTCATAATAAGATAAGCTATCATCATATACTGCTGGCAGTACCCGTTGGCACCAGAATCTAAGTGGAAATACTGCTTTTGGTTCTATATTTGAATCAACACCCATAATAACTCCTTACCACAACGCAAAGAATAAATCTTGCAATTCGTTAATAATCATCATATCTATATTTAGCATCTTTTTAGCATATTCGTCAAGTAAATATGCTTGAGACTTGTTTATCCCTGTTACATGCTTATTCCTTAATCCGTCTTCATTCTTATCTTTAGTTAAAGTATCTTCACCAGTTAAAGTGTTCTTGCTATCACTTGACGAGGTTGAATCGGTATTACCATTATCGTATGTTATGTTAGTAGCAAACTTTTTATTTTCTACTGGATTCGGTGCTGGATTATCTAACATACTCATAGGTGTATCTTGGTAGATATTTTCATCATTTGATTTTGTGTTACCTTTTGAATTTGTTAGAGTATTGCGCGTGTTATCGTAATTCTGTTTTTCTACATCATCATTTTTAACATTCCAGTCCTCATTATAATCTCGCTTATAATCTACTAATGGGTCTGTTACCATTTCAATAGCTTCATACAATTTGTTATAATAAGGCATTATCTCCCACATAGTTTGTCTCATATACCAAGCGAACAATGCTACAGTTTCAAAACCAATTTCGCACACATAATAGTGATTGATAATCTTATCAGTTAAAGTATGTCTATAGGATTCATCAAAAATAGGAAATGAGTCCAATCCTAATTTCTTATATGTTGCATCATGGTATAGTTGTCCATCTGGTAATGGTGTTGTCTGTGTAGATTCTTCTTGCTCTATAATCCATCTAATCTGCGTTGTATATTTACTCATTTTATCACATTCCTAACAACGCTTTAATCTTGTTAATAACTCCCCCTGAATTAGAATCAGTGTATCCTGTTCCTTCTTCCGCAGGAAGATTTCCACTTTGCATACCTGAGGTGGCAATTTGTTGTGCACCGTGTCCATCAGCTTTGATATATATACCAGACCTAAATTCAACATCTACTTCAAGCCCAAATATTTTATTTATCTCTTTACAAGCCTGTTTCCTTGCATTAAGACGTGTAAAACGTTGTGCTTCAACGTCACCCATATTTGACATAACCTCGTCAGATACTAGGCGTTCTTTTTTTTCGGTGTTCACATTCTCTACACCTAAATAAGTCAATACTTCATTCCAATACTGATGCTTCAAAATTTGTAGTTCGTTTCCGACATATGGGGCAGATATATCTAAAACTTCAATATCATCTGTGCTTATAGACTTATCACCATAAATCCAATACATATTACCGTCAACTTGCATAGCTATATTTTTGAATGATAGTCTTTGCTTATCCGAACACCTAATAATCTTTGGTGTTTTCTGTGCCATCACGTTTACGTCAATAGTCCTATCACATTCTGCTAATCTTCGCGCGTATTGATTGATTGTAAATAGCATCGGTATACGAATATAGTTATTGAAAATAAGCACGCTATTATCTTCAGATAAAGGTATATTCATTCCATTAACTGCGTATGCTCTACGTTCTTTAGGATAATTATACATATCCCATTGTCCGTTTATCATAGCTTGCAAAACGGCATATCCTTCTGGTGCTTTATTTCCAGCTAACGGTGACTTCTTTAAGTCTTCGTCGTAGAAGAATACGCAAAAGCCATTAGTTAAAAGCCAATATTCGAGCATTCGTTCATCTACCCCTTCGGGTAGATTCTTCCACTCAAAAACACTCATAGCCAAATCAAGCAACCTATAGAAATACATATTATAAGTATCTTGATTCGTTAAAAAGTTTTCAGCATTTTGTGCTCTTGAACCATCTTTAAGTATAGTGAAAGCATCATTTGTAACTAAAGGTTGTGGTAAAGTATAATCACCTTGCATCATATCACCTACTTGTTATTAAGAGTATAATTACCAATGTCTGAAGTGTGCCAGAACGTGATACCTGCATCGTATATTGAATTTATCTTTGCCATATCATCAGCTGGAACATTCCCTCTGTGACAGCTATTTTGCATCTTAACATAATTCCAGTTAGGTCGTCCAGTTCTGTTTGGCACTTTTACTGAATCAACCTGATAACCATACATATCGAAGAAACCATCGATTATACGGGCAAATTCAGGGAGTAAAGTTACGCTCCTAGAATAAAATCCCGCAAATCTTGATTGAAAACGAGCGTTACCACCTACATTACCTTTAGCTGTATTAGGTATCTTGCTCATACGGTCATAAGTTGCAGCTACACTAGCTAGCCCAGCTGCACCACCAGCCAGAGCACCATTTGATGAATTTTCTGCTATCACTCTTCCAGCAGCTTGTGAATACGCAGCGTGTGTTCGTTCAGCTGCACCACTTAATCCTAGTGCAGCATCACGAGCAGCTAATCCAGCCCCACGTCCTAATAGTCCACTTGCTGCGCTTAGTCCCGGCATGAAGCTAAATCCCATAGTTGCTACAGAACCTATTACGGCTAGCTGATTTGTAGTAGCATTTTGAGCCGCCCAGTTTTGGTAAGTTGAATAGACCCAGGATACTTTATTTGCAATATCTACGGTAAAGCAAATTGGCGGCTTATCTCCCTCACTTTCAATTTCAACACCATTATAATTACGTGCCCATAAATATATGGTCATATCAGAGCATACGGGCGCTATTCTATCAAAGGTTAAAGAACCGTTACTATTCCCAAATTCGTAGCGCCAATCATGAACACGTCCTGTATAATCTCCCATTTCTTCATACATATAAGGATAGGTGAAAAGTTTATTATTGCGAGGAACATACCCACCATGAGACGATGGGCGGTTGCGTGTAAAGCTAACCATAGGTGGTGTTGTATTTTCCTTCATTTGCTTAACATTAGGCTGAACTTGATTATACCAATCATGAAAATCTTCTTGCTGGTCTGATGGAAGATATTCTAGTGGGACAGTAAAAGCATCGCATATCGATTCAGCTGCACCAGCTAGATTATAGGCGTTAATATCCTGTTTCAATTTTGCCCTACCCGCTGAAGAAACAACGTCATATACCAAAAATTTACAAGCATTATATTGCCTGTGATAAATTCCACCTTCGCAAGGGTCGTTTCCTTTAACGTCTTTTTCTCCGCCAAAATAATGTGGGTATGCGTTTACCATCAACACAACCCATTTAGCGGCAGAATAATAATCTAAAATAGATTGAGTTTTATATTGCATATCCATAGATGGCTCTGCATTCAAATGTGCTCCGATTGAGTCGTCATTAACGTGCTCACGCTCCACAAATCCTTTAACGAGAGTATAATCAAAATACCATGTCTGCATCACGTCAAGCTCAAGCACTAATTCAGTAGTATTTTCATTTATATAATTTATATCCACGATAAAAGCATAGAACCATTTAGTACCGTAATTAGCATTTTGATACATAACATAATTATATGTGTACAACTGTTCAGCATTAAAAGGTACTCTTATCGAGTTATTCATGCGAACATAAGTATAAGTACTATTTTGTAAAGATTGAGGGCACACGCTTGAAAAGTAATCGGATTGAGCGGTACGTGATGCAAAGGTCATTGTGTGCCTATACGAATTATCAAAAGGAACACGTCCTATTTTAACGATTCCTTGTGGTGTAAAATTTGCCATTATAGCCCCTAAAATTCGGGCACGGTAAGGGGATACCGTGCCCTGCTAAGAAAGGAAGTATAGTAGCCAACTATTAAGCTACAATAGTTATTGTAGCAGTTCCTCTCGTATTGTCAACAGCTGTCGCAGTAACAGTGATTTCCGTATCCGCAGGTTCATCTGATGCAACATGCAAAATACCAGAACTACCATCGATAGTTGTACCGCTAGACGTTTCACCCTCGATTGACCAGGTAACAGTCTTTTTAATAAGTCCAGTACCAGCAACGTTTGCTGAAAGCTGGAAAGAAGAACCCGCACTAACATTAGCAGTGGCAGGAGTTACCGTTACACCAGTAATCTTAGATTCAGCCCCGTAGAACACTACTGCATTTGCAAAAGGAGAAATGCTAAAGGTTTTCCAGGTATGGTAGAAATACTGCCAATACAAGCCCTGTCCGTTATAGTTTTCGGTGAATTGCAAGTAGTTATCAAACACCATGAAGAAGTCACCATCGATAACAGCTGAATTTACCTTTTGAAGAGTAGCAAGCTCAGCTGAGGTAAATGGTGTGTACGAATCATCATCACCGAAAAGCTCTTCAAGACGATTTAGATCGTGCTGACTGAATGAATCGACCACTACCAAATGCCCCAGAAAATCAGCCTTCCCCATATTGAATGCCTGGGCAAGCACTTCAACATCAATCAGTGCTTCAAGAGCAGCTGAAATGATAATATACTGATTATCACGTGAGGTAGCATTCTCAACACCAGCTGAATTATAATTAGGTGTAAGATAAGTTAGCAAAGTGGACATTTCGCGGAAACCAGCAACCATCGGTTTATAATTGTCGTTAGCTACAGGCGCTTGTTCTTCAACGTAAAGCATTCCATTAAGAATAGCTCGACAAAGCATATACTTCATGGTTACAAATTCATCTTTTTCCATGCCAGTATAAAGCGAATCAACAATCTTGGCAATCAAATCAGTGATTCCCTGCCATGATAAAAATGCTTGTCTAAGCTGGTCATTTGAAATGGTCACCTTATAGAACTTCTGAAAATTCATCGTATGAAAAGCAGCTCGAACATCAGGAAGTTCACGTTTGAAAACCTCTTTTTCTGCTACATTTGGGTCGAATGAGTGAGGTTTTGCGATATTAACGAAAATCTCTTCGACAGTTTCACCAAATTCCAAATAGCCTTTCTTGAATGGCGACCAAGGATTTCGCCACAATTTAGAAGTGATGATAACACGACCAATACGATTAACCAACGCACTCAAAAAAGCATTCTGATAAGGTTGATAATCCATAATAGCCGCACCAATATTATGGATTGATTCGGTGTTATCAGGAATTGATACTGGATTCATAAAAGCTCCTATTCTGCTGCGTTCATAGCAGCTACTTCTTCATCTGTAAGCTCACGAGCAAGCCCTTTATCAACCAACATACGTGCCAATTCAGGTGTTTCATTGATAACAGCTTCCATGACATCATGTGGGTTGAGCTTATTCTTACTAGCATTGATAATATCTTGTGATGGCTTAGTAGGCACCGTATTCACCTTTCTCTGAATAGTTGATTAAATGACGTTGTAGGAGTTTTTCCATCTTTGATAACGTCTGCTTTCTGTTTTGCTTTAGCACTGTTCGGTGTGCTCAAGAAAGTAGAAGCATATTTATCACGCAACTTTGAAAGTTCTGTTTCCACGTCCTCTGCACGAGTGATAGCTTCATCGCGTTGCGATTGAATCTCATCACGCTCCGTGATGATTGCATCGTAATCCTCACGAGGAACAGCATCAACAGGTTCAAAACCCTCAACTTCATCTTCACTGTAAAAATATGGCATATACTCACCGCCTTAATCATTCCAATGTTTTACTAAATATGCAATCACTATAACCATTGTAATAACTAAAGTCAATACAATAATTATATCTGATACTAAAAGTACAATGCTAAATGGTGACATTATCTTTACACCCCATATTCTTTAGCACGATTTTCATATGAAGGTTTAACCACTATATTAAATTCATCATTCAAATTTAGCCTTACTTTCATTTTATGGGTTGAATATATATACCACCAAAGAATTTTTTGTAAGTTTCCTAGATTCTTAGGGATTTCTGGTAAGCTACTAATCATTCTATATAAGGGTTTATAATCAGCGCTTAAAACACATATCATATCATCATAGATAGATATAGTTCCTTCTATTTCACATACTCTAATCTTACGATTATGTGTTTCTAATACTTCACCCATTTTATAAGGCTCTAATTCTATAATCACGCATTTAATCTCATTCATTTATTTACTTCCTTATCTCTATTGTATCCTCTATAAGAATTATACCACCTTTTACACGCTTTGTATAGAGCTTTCCATTATAAACGCTTCCAAAATCAAAATTATCCACGGTAACTTGATTGTGACACCTAGCAGGCATTCCACTTACATGAACTGTTAAATCTTTCTCACCTACTTCCTTTTCTACATAACATTTAGCGCGCAAGAATTTGGCTTCCTCAAAAGTAGATTCATGCTTCCATTTTCCCAATTCAACATCATCAACATCTATAGTTGAGGGTATATCAGTCCCAACCAAGTGAAGCGAATCAGTATCAGCATATATGAATCTATCATATACTGCTTGAGCAGAAGTAATGGTTTTATATCTAGCATATGACGTAATGAAAACACCTACTGGTAAATATACAGGGTCACGAGTTGATGGTGGTAAATCCGTATATATTAAAACGTCTTTTTCATTTATTTCTGGGCGACGACTATAAACAGTTGTCCTTGTAGCAAATTTTCCGTATAGACTATTGAGCATCAATTTTGCAATCTGTCTCATACCTTTGTTACCATCTATTGTTGCCTGATTCTTAATGGCTATCCACTTATCTACATATTCTGTAAACAAATTAGTTGAGCCTTTGAACATAAAGCCACCATGCCAAACAACATGCTTAACATCATAGTGTTCTGTTATCAATTCCCAGTCAACATTAGTAACGGCAAATGTTACCTCACCGTCTGAATCCTCAATATATTCGGTTTGTTTGAATCGAAAATTACCTTTTAATTGTATGGTTGGAATATGTCTATTTTTCAAAGTAAAAGAACAAGTAACAAGACCAATCCACAAAGGATACCGAGGGTTATAAGCATAAACACCATCAAACCAAACAGGGTTCCCGTACGGCAATAACTGATTATCGCTACTATACATAACACTAGGATATAAAGAATTGACATCAAAAACAATACCATCTTTTATTCTCTTTCCTTGGAAAATAGGGTTTACATACGTAAAACCACCTCTATAGGCTTTACGTATAAATTCGTCTGTTTTACTATCTATAAAAGGAAACATACGCCTGAATTTTTTCGACCCACCGCACATTTTCTTGTAATCAGCTAGAGCATTACTTCCAGCAGTCATTTTTGATAACCCTTGTTCTAAGAATATCTTCATAACATGTGCTGCAATCTGAACATCATGTTTGATATATTCTTTCTCCTCATCAGTAAGTTCATGACCTGGGGCACGATATTTTTCATAGTCTAAATCTAACTTACTAATTGGTAAACCATAAGATTTTGCCATATTGTCTATTGATAAAGGTATAATCTTCAAACTATCATATATTTTAACCTTAAAATAATGTGTAAAATAAAGAGTTAAACAATACACTTGATTAACGTCACTGATAATAGTTGTATATGTCATATCGCTAACTGAATTGCTATCTTCAACCCATAACCACCCATTACGTTCTAGCCAGTCCATAATAAATGCGCCATCAAAAGCTAAATTATGAAAATATAGTTGAGCATTAGCGACCATTTCACACCATTCAATAAAATCTTCTATTGAATTACCGTAGACAACTAAATCTGGATTATCAATATCACATGCAGCAAAACCCCATACTCTACAATCGTCAATATTAGTAGTCGTTTCAAAATCAACTGTATAGGCTTTCATCAATAATCCATCATCCCATGATTCTAAACCTTCATTATAGTTATTTTCATCAATCAATACCATATCTTTGTGCGACCTGTTCCCAAAATCTTACCACATTATTTTTACGCTTATCAAACGCTTGTGAATGGTCCTTATAAGATAGATATAGATATTCTATAGTAGCTTCATCAGCTTTAGACTCAAAAACCTCAACTAAAGCTCTTGGATTATCTTGCAGTTTCAAAATAATATGCTCTATTCTTGCTCTAACATCTGACCATTCGCTCATAGAATCAAGAGTGTTCATATAATTATCTGCATAAGTAAGCCATGAAAAATACTTTTCGCTTGTTAAATCCTCTAAATCATCACCACTATAATATTCATCATTTATGTCTATAGGAGCAAGATTCTTATTTGCTATTAAATTAAATTGGTCAATCTTTGTTAAACTTTCAAAAGTTGGAGCTATTGTTTTAAGTAATTCTTCTCGACGTCTATTTACAAGACGTTTGGAATTTTTTATTTCTCTATCAAGATATTTAGGTATAACTACTTCATTACCGTTTATAATCTTAGTAACAGGTGAAAGAGTATCAGGTTTGTTTTTTACTAAAATACGTCCTAACTCTTTAACCCTTTGATATAGAAAACGTCTATTTCCTAGTCTGGATATTCTCTTTTTTTCTTTTTCATAATCAGTATAGTTAGGAACTTCATCATATTTACCGCTCTTAATCATTCGTGTAATAGCTGCATTGTATTTTGATACAGCTTGCTTTAACATACTCGTTTGATTTTCATTCCATCTAATACCATATCGCCGGGACATCTTATAACCTCACCATCAATAACAACATGAAAACCACGTTTCTCAATCTGCAAATACAGTTGCATGTCTGCAATAATACTTGCGTCAATCTTAAAATGAAAACGTCTTGAAAGAGAATCACACAGCCATTCCTCTTTTATTCTTACATTCTGAAGAAACTTTTCCTTATATTTTATAGATGAAAAATAATAAACGATTCCAAATCTATCTACAATAAAAGGAGATTCCTCTAGCCTATACGCAATTCCGCCACTTGACAAATTTACCATAAACTACCACCCTTAATTTCTTTAATGCGCTTCAAAGAACGCTTAATTTCAATCTTCTTTAATCTATCATAATAATAACTTAGCCGTGTTCTAATACGCTCTTTAGTATCAATATGCCCGCAATAATAACCGGCAATAAAAGCAGCTTGAATGCTATCATACCCATCTTTTAAAAAATACTTATATAAATTATTTTCATTAACTCTATAGCATTCAAATCTTGCATCATCGTATAACTTTTGTGCATTAAAAACTAAAGTATCCATCAACCTTTTCTTTAATAAATTGCAACGCATTTTTATAAAACCTCCATAATTAGTAAGTTAAAAAAATAACCTGGTAGTCTCCATCGAGACTACCAGGCATCCGAAAACTATGCCACAACATCAAACGTAAGCATCTGATTCTTACCAAAACTGATTTGCTTAACCAGAATCTCAAGTGGTTCATCCCACGTTGGAGCACCAAAAACTGCAATAGCTTTCTTCACAGCATTGAAGATACCATTAGATACTGCCTGATAACTTTCTCCATTCTCATCAATAAGAACCACACGAGGTACAGACTGCATTTCACCAGTTTCTTCATTCTCAAGTTCGATAATCTCTGCTAAAACGTCCTTGATTTTCAATTTCTTATTGATACAATCACCCAAACGATGCTTAGGATTATTCATGGCATTGTATACCATAGCTTTAGCTTTACGGTCTCCACCCTGAACAGAGCAAAAAGTTGAAGAAGATTTTTCGCTCAATTCATTCTGTAGATTCATAGGTACAATTTCCTGATTTTCCGCTGTCATAACAGCTCCTTCCTTTAAGTGGTGTTAGCCCGTTAACTAATCTTGATAAACCACATGTTAGCATTTTCGGTTTAATGAAAATGCTAACTGTAGTTTATTCAGATGCTTCACTGTTATTGATTACTTCCAACGGTTTAGCCATCTTAAGGAAGTCATTAATAGTAATTCCATAAACAGTGCTTTCCAGTTCCTTAACGTCAAACTTGCAGCCTCTGGGCAAATCAATCCCCTGTGCCTTAAAAGCCTTACGAGCCGCAGCAGTTGTAACATTGGTATCAAGCATCTTAATAGTACCTAGATTTTTTACAATAGGCTTACCATTCAAAAAATCAAGTTTAACAGCCGTAACTTCAAATTCAGTAAGAGTTCGTTTAATCATTTTATCTCCTTCTTTATCTTACTTAATCTTTATAAAGATTATACACCTATATATTTTGCATTTTTTATCACTTATTAAACTTTCACCAACTTTCACAAAATCTTAACATTAGACAAGAATAAGTTTTATTGTATTATGATATTTCCTCTTCATTAAGAATATAAGCGTATGTGCCTTTTCCGTTCGTAAAACAATTAGGTAGCTTCATCGTAATGAACATTTGGTTAAAACCGTTATGCTTAAGATGGTCAATAGCTGTACGCTTAGTATACTTTTTAATCCTCCTGGGCGGCTCGATCGAGCCGCCGTACTGTTTTTACTTTATCTCAACCTTAGAAATAGTTATACAAAATACACCTAATACATTATTAATAAAATCTGCAATATTGAGCGCTTCTAGAATCTTACCTTCTGAATATAAAGTAATTGAAACATCACTACAATTATCGCCGTATTTTGAAATAAAATCACTACAATTATCGCCGTATTTTGAAATAAAATCAGTTACAAGAAAACAACAATCTTTTATAGAAGTTACTTCACCCATAAAACTATTAAGGTCTGAATCTACAATAACTACATTCATTTTTACCATCCCATTTCCTCGGCTAACTGGTCATAGTCCATACCATAATAACACTGACAAACATCATTTAACGCCGTTTCATTATATCCTTCAAGATAAAAAGCCATATTAAGAGCACCTTGCATTTCCTCAGCATTAAACATAAGTAAATAATCTTCTGCAATACTTATTTCTTTGCTACTCATCATTTCGATTACTTCCTTTCTAACTACAAATATAATACACTATTATAATGCTATTGTCAATAACTTTCTTTAACACAATTTATAAAATTTATGTTAAATGCTTCATTTATAAACCACATTCAATGATAATTTTCAATGGGGTAATTAAACTCTTCATATTTATTTCATAACCC